GAAGATCTTCCGTCCATCAGTCGTATAGAATCCGATAGGCAGAATCTCCGCGCGTCCCCACACCTCATCGACTACGAAGTCAATCCGAGTCTTATCCCAACTATACGAAGGAGTCACGGGCGCACCGGCTAGCTGCATATTCGATCCGCCGAAGTACATATTCAGAGCTTCTTCCTTAGCAGCCTTCTGAATAATACTCACTAGCTGACCGATCTCCTCATATGCCTGCTGCTGACATGGATGTGTCCACGCCTTCGGACTGAAATCACTCTCAATCCCCACACGATTACCAATCTTATTCACCGCCAGACGTGGCAGCGGAAGTGTCAGTCCAGCATTCCCTGCATTCACTCGATTCGCTCTGACCTCCGGAGTCGTACTCCGAGAGAAGCCGAGCCAGGTACCCGAAGATGCATTCGAATGATGATACGGTACGCCGAACAGACCAGGAAGTGAAGATGGTGACGCAATACCTCCCGTCACAATCTTGTCACCTGCACCCACGCCTGCAATCTGCGGAGTCAAGTTGATAATCTTATTCTCCACATCTAGCATTGTGATTGTTGCACTACCCTTATTAGTAGCCAGAGTAGTATCCCAGATCTGCACCGTCTGACCGAACCGAACTAGCCGTGCTCCAAATCCATCAGTCGCCAGACTCAGTACGTTCGATCCACCCGCAGGTGTATCAGAAGTCACCGTACCAATAACGCCATCTCCTGCCTGCATCATCTGCGAGTCTAGCTGACGACTCATCTCATCCAGCGCCGTAGCAGTCAGCCTACGGACACTATTAATGACCGCTTTGCGCGCATCATCCGTGGCATACTGACTCAGCTTCGTATACTCAATATTCTCCGACAGGAATACGCAGGTGAGTACGGCCTTATCAAATGTCGGCCCGCCACCACGACCTAGATCACCACCATCCGGATTGAAATACTGAAATGAACCTCCAGGTCTCAGTTCCAGAGGTACGCGCATCTGTCTATTCGAGATCTTCTCTACGTCTCGCTTCTTGATGTTCGCGTAGAACTTGCTATCACGCTCGAACAATGTGCGAATCTTTGGAATGACTCGCTCCAATTCCAAAGCTGCAATCTGAGCCTCAGCTTGTGCCATGATTCCACTCCCCCTATCAGTCTTTCATCAGATAATCCAGTGTACTCATACCCTTCGGAACTTCCTTCTTATATTTTCCACTAGATGGGGGCGCGGAATTACCCTTAGAAGTCTTGCTGGCCGATTTAGTTTCGGCAACTCTCTCTTCACTATCTTCTCTGTCTTCTATCTCACGACCCGAATTACGTGAACCTAGTCCTCTCAGCGCATCATTTCTGGCCTTTTTAATCACTGAAGGCAACAGTGTCTTCGCTTTGCTGAGATACGCGGACTTGATCCGATCTCCAGACTCCTTACTAAATCCACTTTCGAACGCCTTCTCCCACAGCTTATCTAGCAGACTACGGAAGCGCGCATCCTTACTAATCAGATCCTCTAATGACTCAAGAGCCTCCTGAGTCGCATGATTCTTCACATAATCCGTCATCGTACCACGCGGATCAATATGCCCATCTATCGTCGATTTCAGGACATTATCAGCCTTCATCTGTAAATCTTCTCTGACACTCTCGAAATGCGTGAAGACCCTGTTCTGTTCCTGCTGTCTATACGCCTCTTCACGCTGCTGATCTGTCGGATTGACCTGCTTAGACAGCGGCGTAGGTGGAATGAAATTCTGTGAGCCAAACACGAACTGATTTAATACGTTAGCTGCCGCTTGGAGTGGAGCACCCTGATCACCGAGCGCGCGTCCCTCCTTCACCATTGTAATGATGGTATCCTTGATTACATTTCCTAAAACATGATAATAAGCCTGCTGATCGACCTGCCTAAGCGCGGGAAGATAATTATCCGCAATCCTATTAAATGCTTCTTGATTCCCCTGCTTCGCTGCTGCCAATACTCCCCTAATATCCCCACTCATTACCTGCTGTTCAGTCTGATCTAATATCTGAGCCTTCTGAACAGCTACTTTCGCATCTGCTACCGTCGGAAGTATTTCCGTAAACTGCTGTTCACGATAATATGCCTTCTCCAAATAAGGAAAATCCTTAAATAGTCTCGGATACTTAGCAAGAATCTCCCTCCTTCTAACTGGCGTAGTGAGTTCTAGTAAATCTTCTTCTTTTGGTTCTTCAAGTTCCTCTTCGAGTTCTTTGAGTTCGTCTTCCTCTTGTTCGCCATCACCTTCTCCTTCTTTATCCGATGCTTCTTCGCCATCTCCCTCTCCTTTCTTAGCAGCAGACGGAAGATCCAAGACTTCAGATTCTTCCTCTGCATTCAGTAACTCAAATGTCTCTTCTCCCGTATCATTACTTGTCTCGTCAGCCATCTTACTCTCTCTTCTTTCTATTGTACCGTCGGTTGACTTTGACCGACTGGCATTTGCTGGCCTGTACTAGCAGGCATTGGCCCCTGAGGCTGTGGTCCAGGCGGACCAGGAGGCTGCTGCATCTGTATTTGCATATCCTTATGCATCTTCATATGCAATAGAACATTCTGATACCCCGCAGGATTCTCAGTCTTACATAGTCTACCCGCATCACCTACCAGCCATCTCCGACAAATATCAGCCTCTACTCCATGATTATCTACGTCGAAATCTGGCTCTACCGACGGAACTGTCTGTGGCTGAGGCGGAGGCATTCCACTCATCATAGCCTGCTGAACCATCATAGGATCAGGCGGCATCTCAATAGGCTCAGAATTCACCAGTTGCTGAATCTCTTCATACTGTTTCTGTCTATCATCTTCACCCGGAATAATATAATCTGTCAGTCCAATAGCCTTTTTCAGATAAGGTAGATTCTCCGGTGAAGCAATAGTCTGAAGTATATCCGGATTATTTAGCTGAAACAGCTCCATAATTGCGTCTTTCTGCTGATTCCACGTAATCGGCAGGTTCTCATTCGCCTCTAGCTCCACTGACCCTATCTTACCCTCTAATTCAGCCTTACGAATGAATACATTGATAAAATTGCCAAATTCATCCTTCTTCACTTGCCGATCATCATCCTTCATTTCCTTAATGTACATCGGTATTGCCTTACCGAAGATATTCTTCCACCATAGCAATAGCATTTTCCACGTATTCTGTAACCTCTGTAACGCCTGCGCCCGACTCATACTGTATTCAGATGCCGTTCTAGATCCTGCTGTCTGTCCTCCGAATAGACTAGGCAACGCGCCGCTGACTAGCTGACCTATCTCCTGAACTTTCTGCGCGAACGGTAATACCTCCTGACTCAGCGTGGCTGTCTTCACCTCATAGAATCCTTCGCTTAGCGGCCTTCCACTTTTAGGAGTTGCAGGATAAATGCCTCCTGGCATGACCTCAGAATTTCGATATGAATTGAAATTCAAGACCTTAGGATCCGCAAATGTCTGCGGAATTCCATGCTCAATAGTTTGAAGTACAAGAGAAATAAGATCATTGGTGATATCTTGTACCGAAACGAGAAGAAGACCAATCGGATCGAAGTGTACATAATCCGACAGAGGATTATAGGTAATCGTCCAATAGTCATCAATAGCTTCATTACACGCGCACGCCACCTGATCATCTATCACCGTAGCCTTCACGCCATCAGGAAACTGCTTCTTCAGCGTCTTCATCTCATCTTCATTCAGAATGTTATACGCAGATGGACGTAGCCAGCAATGCCTCACAGTCACATTATGAATCGGATGCTCACCTCTGTACTGCGGCGAAGTGCGCCCCCACTGCTCATACAAATCGTAACTATCACTCCCCTTCGTAATCTTTTCCTTCAGATCCGGATATTCATCCAGCACATTTGCATAATGAGTCTCATAGCTGTAAATCAAATATGAACATTCTGACTGATTGCGCGCCCAGATCGGTACCTTAACATTCAGTCCACCATACATTTCCATGCATATCCGCGTCTTAGGCTGCTTCGTCACGCCAACCAGTCTAGTCACCGTCAGACTATTCTGCTGAACTGTCGGCGTCACCACTTCCCCACATCCAGGACAGTGTTCAGTCGGCTGAGGAGCAGGAATAGGCTGACCCGTCATCGGATCTACCTGCTGATCCATCTGTCCAGTCTGATCTATCTGATCTGGCTGATCAGGCGGCGCATCGCCAGTTGGCATAAATGCATCTGGATTAGTAGTCTCGTCTGACAGTATCTCTCCACAGTTCGGACAGACTAACTGAGTATGAGGCTCCTGAGTCTCCTCATACTGTTTTTCCTCATACGTCCCGTAATCTTCGTCTCGCTTCGGATACCCATAACACGCAGTCATTCCCTCCGTCATAAATATGAACAGCGCATGAATCCACAGCATCGGCGCATCATTATGCTTAAAAATCAGACTAGCTATCTTATCTCCAGCCTTAGATGTGACTATGTCCAAAGGATTATCCGCATCATCCGGATAACAGATAACAGGAGGAACAGTGATACTAAGAGCCGCAATAATCGACTCAAGATAAGCCCTATAAATATTAACTGGTTTATCATAGTAACTCTGATCCGTATCCTCTCCACTCCTTTCGAGTTCGGGGATACGCCAGTCATGCGCAACTTCACTATAGTATGTATGCTGAATATTTTCCCACAACAACTTCAGTCGTCTCCACGTCCGAATCTGTCGATCACGCACACTCCGATCCTCATCATCGAAATGATCAACGATATGCTTCAGGAGAGCCTTAGTCTCGTCGCTAACTTCCTTAGCCATTACTGTCCACCCGTCTGGCTAGGATCGAATAGCTGACCTGTCGTCGGATTCCACCGCTTATTAGCATTATTATTGTACCCGTATATTCCTGCGTTACCCGTCAGAATCGGCGGCATACTAACCGTCTTAGTCTGCAAAGTGCGCGTCGTCGGATCATACGCCAGGTAACTCGTATCATATCCAGCCCTGTATGGCTGATTATTAATTGCTGTCATCCTACCCGCGCCTATAGCCGCTGCCAAATTCGGATTCGTCTGATCCTGCATTCCCGTAATCGAACCCAACTGCCTCGACATCGTATTCGCAAATCGATTCGACGGTCCTAATCCACCTGACTGACTAGACTGCTGACCCGAATTTGCAAAAATGTTCCCCGTATTCGTCACGCCTTGTCCCGCAGTCTGTGGTGCGCTACCAGTACCAGCACTAGGACTAGCGGGATTAGTATTATTTCCAACATTTAGCCCTCTGACTAGCGGCTGATTTCCATAGCCTAGCTGACCAGCGAGATTCGCGGCCATATCCATGTATTTACTCGCACCCGACGGCGCAATCCCCGAATTCGCGAATCCACTCACTAATCCAGCAGGTGTGACTGCACCACCATGAGCTAGATTCAGTCCCTGATTCGCACCCATGTTTATGAGTTTCTGACCGAGTGCATTACCAGTCAACTGCGCACCGAATCCGCCCGCAGGTACACCCGCACCCGCAAAGTTTAGCAGAGATTTCCATCCAAGATTACCGCCTGCGGCGTCGCCGACCGTCCGTATTCCACCCTGAACTAACGGATTATTCATCGACAGACTAGTCAGATTCGATAACCAGGGATTAGCTGCTGCTGTTGCCACGTTACTACCTCCCGCACCTGCTGCACTTCCCGCAGCATTCGCACCCATACCAGCTAATCCCATTCCCAACGAACCAGCAGCTACTGCTGTACCTACGACATGTTCCCAATTCGTAGGCTTCTCATACTTTCCCGTACTAAAATTCCACTGAAGTGGTTCCTTAAAGTAACTTCCCTGCGCTCCGTAATCCGGTGACTGTGGATTAGGTGCGCCCAAATACGTACCCTGATTATCGAAATACTCATTCGGAAATAGTCTCTTCTGTCCTCCCGCACTCGCGAATGGATCAGTCTTCAATCCGGTCGCCGGATCAGTAGGCCAGTCAGCCTGCTTCGGCATCGCCGGATCATATCCCGTCTCATACTGCGTATCTGGACCCAATCCTAACTTCTGTGGATCACTATTCGGATCCCACGGAAGGAATGGGTTCAAATATACCTTCTGACCCGGCTGAATATTCGGTTGGAGCAGATTAGGCACATCTAGTCTCGCTATCTGATGCGCGTTGGGAAGCTAGTCAGACCAAGAAAGTACATCAGATACAGAATCATGAAGATGATCACGACGACCCGAATGATCACCTTAATAGCCGGATCCATAGGAATAAATGTCTCAATCAAGTAGAGAATGACTCCGAGGATCACGAGTGCAAAGATTATCTGTATCACGTCTTCTTCCCCTTCTAACTAGAATGGAGGCATTCCTCCAGTAGGCGGAGGTATCGGCAGCTTACCCATCATCGCTGGCGACGGACCTAGTCCCTGTTTCGGTACCTTCTTTTTCTTCTTCACTGGTGCTGCTGGTAGAGCATTCTTCTTAGTAGAAGGTACAGATGGACCAGCTTTCTTCGCTGCGAGTGCGGCTGCTAACTGCGGAGGTATCGGCATGACTCATCTCCTACTTGTTCTGTGCAATCTTCTTCATATTCTGAGCAAATATTGCGCGCTTCTTCTGTAGTCCGCCGGCCTTTTTACCTGCCGCTATCTTCGATGGAGTAGCCTTACCGAATGCGCCGACTGTACCTTTCTTCTCCATCTTCGTGCGCGCATCCTGAATCCACGATGGTCCAATACCAGCCATCTCCTTCTCTCTTTCTAACTAGTTCGATCTACCTATCTTCAGCATCGGAGGCTTAGCTAACTTAATCGAAATTTTCCTACTCTCAACCTTCGGAAACTTAATCTTCTTCATGAAACTCTGAGACGGACCAATAGCTGATACAGGCATACCCGTGACCGGATCCACTGCTGCCTTCTTAGGCATTACTTAACTCCCAGTTCCGTCTCCAGCTTTCCTATCTCGACTTCCCTATCTTTTAACAGTTGTGCCTTCTTCTTATCTTCCTGCTCCAACATTTGCTGCCGTACACGCCACGGTACAAACTTCGGAGTGACTGGCACAAATTCCTCATCTTGCTTTATGAGTGGTTCAGCCTGTTTCGGCTCCAGCAGCCTATGAAGTAGTTCCTTACGTTCTGCTTCGCTTCTCGCAAGGCTATCACGAAGGACTTCACAGGTCTCACACACTGGCTCCGAAAGGCCGAACCACTTATAAAACAACTGAGTAACAATATTCATCTATTCGAACCACTTTCCCTTATGACCCTGCGGTCTACGAAACCCAAACCACGGCTTGAGTATCGGACAATGAATAATGAACACTATTACACCACTAATGACGATACCGGCCAACAGGTCTGACAGTCTCATCACTCTCACTCTCCACTCTATTCATATTCCTATAGAAACCAGTCCAGTCTCCTGAATTATTCAGCTGATTGACTAGCTCTTCCTGCTTCTGGACCCTCTTGAATTCCTCATTCGCCTCGTCAAAGAATCCTTCCGCCGCGTCAACCATATATCTCAGACCATCAATCGGATCATCCCCATCGAATTCAGCTATGTCCTCAGCCGGTTTATTTCCCTTCGGCTTGTCATATGAACACGCCTTTATCGCGTCGATAAGAATGGGACACGCACCGGCGAATATTTGTAACTTCGGCAGGTTAGACTCAGGAGTCTGGGACTCAAATGATCCAAGATACGAATTATATTCCTTCATTCCACGATTCCGCATGAGCCATAGTGCGTATTCCTCATTGTACGGAATAGCATCAGTCTCATTCACGACCTTCGGCGTCCATCTCAAATATTCATGAATAAGTATCTTTCCGGCAACCCTCGATCCAGAGGTATTATTACTTAGTTCAATCGACTCGCCTAGCTCCGTCTCTATCTGTTGCTGAATCGTATGCTCCTGTCCCCTATCTTGACCAGCACTCTTACAGAACCTGATCAGCCTCGGACTCTCCTTATCAATCCACAACTTCACATGAGGTGCCCACTCCGAAATCTTTGTCTTGACCCAGTATTGCTCACGATATATGTACAGCCTCTTCGTCGGACTGATCGCTCCATACCCTATCCACGTCATTGCACGGAATCCCCAATCCCCTACGACTATGCGCGGCCACCATGCCGGAATCTCGAACTCCGGAATCACATGTAATGCCGTCTCAGGTTCATCATCGAACTTCCTATCCCTGAACTCATCGAACACTTGACCCTGATA